ATTGTATTATTATCTGATACTATTGTATTTAATCCTAATTCCTCAGTTACACATCCAGTATAAATGTCTAATCCCCAACCATAGATTAATTCATCAGGATAATGTTTAATTATCTCTAGAACGTCTCTCCTAATTAATGGACATTGAAAGTCTATCCACTTTACTTTTCTTAAACCACTACCCCAATTAAACATCTGTTTCCAATGACATTGTTCAATTGATGCATTTATTACCGATGGTGAGTATACTGCAGCATCACTTTCTTTAGACTCTCTTAATGATCTTGATAAAAAATCATAACCATGAAATATTAAATCATTATTTAGAAAATAAAGATAGTCATGATTTGTGGTTAAGAAGTAATCTAAAACTACATTAAATCCACCACCAAAAAAAATATTTTGTTCAAGTGTGTGAGTTGTTGATTTTGCTATTGTTTCATTTGATCCATTATCAACTACCATTAACTCACAATCTTTAAATAGGGGATCTTTTTGTAATTGAGATACTAAGTTATCAGTTAGTTCTGGTAAGTTATGGTTGAGCGTTGCTATTAACATATTACAAATTATATTTATTTTCTACTGTTTTATATGAATATCCATGAACAATATCTGTTCCATCAAATTCTTTGGAATATTCTTGCTCTATTAAACTAACCCAGTCTTTATCGTGTTTATGACCCCAATTCTTTACTTTACTTAAAAGTTCTTCTTTTGATCTAACCCATGAAAAGTGATCCACCATTGGTTCATTAGTTTTAGATAATACAGGGACATGATCTCCATTAATCATATTAGTTCTAGTAAATAATGATTTTCTATCTACTGCATTTTGAATATCCCAATTACAATATTTCTTTTTAATTAATAATCCAGCAGCTTCTCTTTTTGTAGCTTGATATATAGGCTCCCTATAATACCAATTACAAGTAAGCCAGTATGTATTATCTGTATCCTTATTATCCATAAACCAATCTTGAAATTCATCTGTGAATAATTCATCAGTATCTACATATAATATCCATTCATTTTTTGCAATATCAGTTCCTAATTTTCTGCTTAAATTACTATAGTAAAATGGATTTCTATGTTCACCATGCCACTCAAACATATACAAAGTACATTTATCATACTTTGAAATAATATCTTTTGATTTTTGTAATAGCTCTTGATTTTCTAATTCGCCATTAAAAAATTTATCACACATCGGAATTATTATCTCATCACTAAATTTTGATAGTTGTTTTAATGTAGCATCTAAAAATCTATAGTCATTAGTGCAGTAATGAAGTATTGTTGATAACATTTATTATTTTTTAATTTTTATAATTGAAGTAACACTGTCAGATAAATCATTTTCATTTTTTGCAAAAACTTCTATTGATTCTATTTTATTTAGAATATGAGATTGTTGATCACTATCTATATAATTACTAAATGGTAATTTATTTTGTTTTACTAGTTTTAACATATTGTAAGTACTAAATTGACAGTCTGATTCAAAATAAACTCTATTAAATGATGTGTGTAAATCTTCTAAAATATAATAACCTCCTGGTTTTACATAATCAATCAAAAATCCAAATGAAACCTGTTGTTGTTTCATTGTGTGTCCACCATCATCAAGTATAATATCAAACAGATCTTCTCCTTCTATACACTTTTTTAAATCTTGCACATTTGTTTGATCTCCTCTAATGAACTTCCACTTATCAGACAAAAATTGTTGTTTATCATCTATATCCATTCCTACTATATATGGATTTTTAAAATACTCAAGATACATTTGGATTGAAGAAAAATTATATACTCCTATTTCTAAGATTCTTGGTGATTCATAATTCTTAAATACATCATCATAAGCTTCTGTAAATGCATGATAAGTTGCTTTATCTGTTCCTGTTTTTTGTCCTATTTCAGTTAGTCTTTTCATTTTTATTATTTTTTATTTTACACCAGCAATCATACTATATTCATCTTCATATGGCATACCATTCCATTTTTTATAAAATTCTAAACCTGATTTTGATTCTCCTTGTGCATTACTCTCATTTCTTTTATCTAAACCCTTTCCATAATATCCATTTCCGCCTCTTGCAGTAAAATGAAAAACACAACTAGCCCCTATAACTTTATATTTAAATCCAGCATTTCTCATTCTTAAAAAAAGATCCATATCATCATACCCATTTGGTTTAAATCTTAAATCATTACCACCTATAAAATCCCAGTCTCTTTTTCTTATTATGAATGAACACCCTTCTGCTTTTGGAAATTCTAAATCTTTATAGTCTATCTGAAATTGAATTGCATCTTTTTCAAATAAAGCTGCTTTAAAAGTTTCTGTCATTACACCATATAGCTCTGGATCAACCATAACTGTGCCAGGTCTATCTGATTCTTTACCATTATAAAATATATTAGGTTGAATCCTATAGCTAGATATAATGGCTCTGGTGTCTTCTGGGTATGCTTGGATTTGCTCTAATAAAGCCTTATCAAAGTTTGGCGCTACATACATATCAGCATGTATAAAGTTAATATATTCAGTAGTGACAAATTCAGCAGCTCTATTCATTCCATATCCATTAGAACTATTTTCGCATCTTGGTTCAATAATAAGTGTTAAATTATAAGTTTTTTCATTATCTTTTAACCACTCATCTGTGCCATCTGTACACCCATCTGCAAATACTATAAAAGGAGCATCTTTGTAGTAGCTATTTTGTCTAACTGATTTGATAGCAAGCTTTAAAAATTCTATGGAGTTATAAGTTGATATAACGTGAGTTATCATAAATTATTGTACTTTATATTTTGTTCTACCTGTTTTTTCTATTTTATCATATAATTCATTCTGTTCAATTTGCCTATCCAATTTTTTAGGGTGTATAATACTAAACACCTCTTCTGCAGGTAATACAGATATAATTTTTGCTCCTTCTATTTTCGAATGTAGAAGACCATCCCATTTCACATAATCACAATTTCTATATAACCTCATTTGATAATCAGGGAAATTAACCCAACCTTTGTCATTAACTTGCCAATGCCATTTATTAGCCCATTCTTTAGTTAGACCTTCTACTGTATTTACTCTTGGAAGAATGAAAAGATCTACTGAGGAATTATCTTCAAGTATTTGAGGTAAGTGTTGTATAAATTCTATTGAGATTAATTCATCTGCATCTAATTGTAAAATAAAATCACCTGTGCATTTGCTATTTAAGTAGTTTTTCTGTGTATGATCTCCATCAAATACTCTATAATCAAGAACTATTTGATCTTTATATTTTTCAATGATTTGTTTTGTTAATTCATCATCAGAAAAATCATCTACAAGAACTATCTCATCTTCTTGTCTTTTATATGTAGTAAGGAAGTTTAATAATTTTTCTATATATTCACCTTCATTGTGTGTCAGAATAGCGTAACTAATTTTCATATTTTTATTTTATGCATTAAAAAATCCTATATAATCACAGGCCTCAATAAAATCATTACCAAAACTCTGTAAACTTTTTGAATCAGACTTATATGATTGTCCTTTAAATTTAGGTAATTGTTTTTCCTCTTCTGTTAGAGGAACGGTTTTTATTGCTGACCACTCCCATGCTTCTGCATTTTTTCCATTTGCAAATACAGTTCCTTTATTAGGTATATTAATAGCTTGTGGATACCAAACTCTTTTTTCAGAATCTATAGCTTTTAGATCTTTATATAGTTCTGGTAAAGTTGATTCAAATTCTTCGAAATCAAACTCACTATCCTCTGTCATAAAGTCATTAGTTGTATATCCACAACCAAAACATGCATAAGCACTATTAAATTCATTTATTGGAGTTTGGTAGCATGCAGATTTTTCTCCGCATTTTGGACAGTCTGTTAATTTATCAGTCATTTAAAATAGTTTTTGTTGTATAATTAATTTTAGATATATCAGCAGTACTATTTATTTTAAAATCCTCTATTGTAATTTCATTATTAGTTTTTACTTTTTCTAAATGTTCACATATAGAATCCCATTGTTTTGGTGTTATATTAAAACTATTTGCTGCTTCTACAAATCCTTTCATCCAAGTTACAAATTCATTTGGTGTCATAAATCTACTTTTTTTAGAGTTGGTAATTCTACTTTTTTTAAGGTAGGTAATTTTAATTCAACTTGTTTTGGAATTGGTTGTAAATAGGTATCTAGTTTAGCTTTCATTTTTTCAAGACTAAATTCAGTTTTAGATCTATAACCTTGTCTTTTCCCCTTTTCAGCATATGATGAATAATTCTCAAATATATCTTTTAAATAATTCTTTACTTGTGAGATATTTGGATCAAACCAACCAGATTCTGGAATTAGCATGTTCTGTACCACAGCTGATCTATGTATTTGTTTTATTTGTCCTTCAACTGGGCAGCAGAATTCACGATCTAAAAAGTCCATATGTCCAGACCATGCAGATACTATTATTGGTTTTTTAGACACACTAAACTCTAATAATGGTCTACCAAACCCTTCTCCTTTTGTTAAAGAAATCATAGCTTTAACTTTTGGATGATTATATAGATTATTAATATCAGCATCTTCTAATTCACCATGAAGTAAATAAACATTTGGTAATCCAGTATTTCCAACAAGTTCTTTAATAGAGTCAATTTTTTCTAAGATCATATCTCTATCCATAATACTGCATCCTGCTCCTGAGGTTTTTAATAATAAAGCTGGCTGCTTCTTTTTTCCTTTAAAGGTTTCTAAAAAAGTTTTAATTGTCAAACCAACATTTTTTCTATCTTCACCTAAATCTCCTTGTAGCCAGTGGCCTGCTAGTAAATAGCAAAAATCTTCTTCAATAGAATCCAAACTATTTACTAATTCTGTTTTTTCTAATTCTGATTCTGCAATATAAAAGTATTTATTTAGATCCAAACCTTCAAATAAAACTTCAACAGGTTTTTCTAATTTGATAACTCTTACTGGTCTGCCTTGTTGATCTTTTTGCTCAAATTGTGATTGTTTAAATACATTTTGTGCATGCTCAGATGATACCAATGTTAAATTCATTCTATTAACACCTTCTATCCATGATGGGTCGCAAACAGTAGTTTCTATACCTGCAGTAACTCCTATATTATATTTTCCAATAGGTTGGAATTCATTAGGAACCGTTATTTGAAACCACACATCTGGTTGTTTAGTTAATTGAGCACTCGCATTTAATAAAGGGTATACCCAATTCCAATCCTGCTCATGATCTTTTATATAATTCCATGGAGTAGATCCCCATCTTTGTGGGATAATTTGTATATCCCACTCATCTTTTTTTAATTCATATAGAGCTCTTACAAAATCTCTACTTCTTGCTCCGTAACCTGAATACGTATCTATCGGGCATGATATAACGCAATATTGTTTATTCATATTAATATGTTAAAGGATGTGTTAATTTTTTTCTTGATAATTTTGTTGTTTTTATTAATTCAAATGTATCTCTTTTTTTGAAATTACTCAAACTTTCTTCCATAGTGGAGATAAAATTTTGACACATTTTTCTTGCACTCATATTTGATTCATCAGACTGAACCCAATCTCTACCTGCCAATCCCCTTCTATGTCTTTCTTCAGGACTCATATTATAAACCTTCTCGATAGCTAGAGCAATATCTCTAAAGTCAGCTCTATCATCCCAGATGTATGGAGTTGGAACAGATCCAACTAAACTCATATTACTTGGAAATACTGGTACTGCCCATTCACCACAATTTTTATATTTTCCAAAATGATTAGATGGAAATTTATCATCAAATTTAATCCAGTCTCCGTTCTCATCTTCAAATCTCATTTGATCTTGCATACCACCAGTTACATTTGCAATAATCATTTTGCCACACATCATAGCTTCAGTTAATGATAATCCCCAGCCTTCATTAGAAGATATTAATATTCCGACATCTGCTAAATTATAATACATGTTAATATCATAAGTAGATGTTCTTCCTGGTGTAAAGGTTACTTTTTGGTATTCAGGATCACATAATAAATTTATTACTGCGGGTAGATCTGTTCCGTTTTCATCAACTGGATCAGTATGCATTAATAATCTACATTTTTTTGCTTTTTCTTTGCCAATACTATCACAGAATTGTGCATATCCAGCAATTAGATCTGATACACATTTTCTTCTGATATTTCTAGCATTATAAAATACTACAAACTCTGGTTCATCATCTCCAAATAATTGAGTCTTTTTATCAGATAATTTTTGGAAATCATCTTTCATGTATTCATTTATAGGAAAGAACATTTTTTCATTAATACCATGAGGAAGATATTTAATAATTTTGTTTTTTGCCTTGTCTCCAAGCACCATTTTATTTATATTCTCAGTTTGTTTTGAGATTGCAAATAAAGTGTCGCAAGAATCATAATAAGACTTGTTATATAAAGGAGCTGGTAAGTCATCCCAAATATTTAAATAAATCATTGGAATTTTTTTCCTAATTTCATTTTCCATTTGAAATAACCAAATCCAATAACGTGGATCTGTAAACATCATAATAGCATCTGGTTTTTCAAAGTCTATTAATTGTCTAATTAATTCTTGAGTTCCATATCCATTTGATGGGTATATTAATACAGATGCGTCATTTATTCCTGCTACTTTATTAGTATCATCAGAAATATCTAATCTTTTACCTTGATCGGGATGATTAATTGCTGCACCTAAATTTACCCAATTAAATGCATGAGCTGTACCAACTACCAACTCTCTTGATACCGTAGATATACCACTTGTCATTCTTATATCATCTGACAATAGTAAAATCTTTTTTCTGTCTTTTTGTGGAATATAACCGTTTACCATTAACTTTTATTTTTTTGTTATTAATTATTTGATTGCATTTAGAATATCTGATCCTGTATATGCTGTATTAAATTGATTATGCACTCTTTCTCTAAATGAAGCCTCAGTTAAATATAGGAATATAGTTCTTTCAACTAAGTCTTGTAAATTCATTTTAGTTCTAACATTAACAATTTTAAAATCTTCGTATAAATTATCCGGTATCTTAACCGAAGTAATTATTCTTTTTTTTGTGTTCATATTTATTGTTTATTATAAATATCTGTAAATATAGATAATAAATACATAAATAAAAAAATAATTTATTTTATCTACTACAAAGATCTGGTTTATTATTAAATGGACAGTATTTGCAAGAATTTGTGTTTTTACTAAACTCTCTTTCAATTATATTACCAGATTTATCATAGCAACTATTTATGAATTGTTTAAACTGATTTACAGCTTTTTCTACTTTTTTAGTTCCGTTTGCTGGTATAAATTCTTGAACTCTATGTGTTGGGAAATCTGGATTCTCATATGGCTTTCTTTTAACTATAAAGAATTTAACATCTACTTTATCTAAAGGTACATTCAATAATTTAGAGTAGTAGTGTTTATATAAAAGAATTTGATTTATTTTTACCTCATCCCTCTTATCAGAATCTGACCATCCTCTTGTTGATGTTTTAATATCATAGATAGTATATGATTCAGTGTTTTTTTCATAGATAACCAAATCAATAGATCCTATCATAAAGATATTTGGATAGTCTTCAGATACTAAACCTTTTACAGGAATTTCTATTCCAACTAATTTAGTATTTTTTATATTAAAGAACTTCCCTCTTTTAGATTTTATCCAATTTAATAGAGTCATTCCATCAGCAATAAACTCTTTAAAGTCATCAGGTTTTGCAAAATGGATGTTTCCATTATTGTCATAAATCTCTTTATAACTCTCTAACATCCTTTCTTTAAGGAAAGTTTCAAGATCTAATTGATTAGCGGCTTTAGCCGATTGTTCATACATTACTTTTATAAACTCTTGAAGAGTTTCATGAAATGCTGTACCAAACACTAAAAAAATAGATGGCTCAAAAACTTTAATTTTATCTACGTATTGTAATTTCCAGCGATGTTGACATTGATTATATAAAGAGTATTGAGAATAACTTATACCTTTTTCAGTAGCCCAGTTTATATTATAGTTTTGTTTTGGTGCCACCAATAATTGATTTAATTTTTTGTAAATATAATATAGCATCCATATGCTCTTCAAGTGCATGTTCAATCCATTGTTCTAAACTAAAATCAGTTCTATCTAAATTAGTGCCATATTTTTTTTGTCCAATTCTTGCACGATCAATAAATTTATCTACTATTGAATCTACTATAGAATCTGTTTTTAATATAGTTCTTGAATTGTCTTTATCATATGTAACAATTGTTACTTCTCTATCATTCATAAATTTTATTTTAATTGATTAGGCTTTTGGTTCCTGTAGTTCTTGTGGGAAAAATTCATTATTAACATGACCGCATTTAGTACATGCAAATGTAGGAATTGGAATAATAGCGTCTTGAGCAGTTCCTGTTAAAAACTTAGAGGCTTTTCTTATTAGAAGCCCTTCTTGAAAAGTTTGATTTCCGCACTCTTCACAAACTATTCCTGTAGTTTTATCTAAAGAGATGTTTAATTTCATTTGTTGTTGTTCCATATTATTTTATTTTATTTAATAACTAAATTAATACAAATATTTTATATCTAAAAATATTATTCAGTAGTAGACTCTTTTTTCTTTCTTGTAGATCTAGTAATTATTTTTTTAATTTCAGCACATAATTCATACTCTTCTATTTTAATCATGTCATCTAAGCACTTTTCTAAAAAGTTTTTATATTCAGATTTATCCATTCCAAGAGTCATATAACTTGTATCTTTAAATACCACTTCAAATATATTAATACTTGATTTTTTTCTTTTATGCGCGCTAATAACACATTTAACCATTTTTAATATTATTTCAGGATCTCTATCCTTCATTCTAGAAAGAAATTCTTTCTCATTGTCCATAAAAATAGTATGACATGCCATTGTTTTTTATTTTAAATATAATCAATAAAAATAAAAAAGGAGACCTTTATTTTTAAAGTCTCCTAATTTAATTCTTTTTAGTAAATATTTTTTATGATAATAAAGCAAAATACTCTTTAAAGTGCTTTTTTCTATCCTCTAAACCTATAGTTCCACCATTTACACATTTAGTTACTGCCGTAACTGCCGTATCAGATGCATCTGTACATTTTGGTAGACAACGAGTAAAAAACCAAGCTGCTGATAATAATGGATATTTAGTTGCTACTAAATCTGGATTAGCTGCTATATCTTCTCCTATTGCTTTACCAAATGCAGTATAATTTTGTTTACCAGTTAATTGGATGTAACCGCGACCTCTGTACTTATAACCTTCACCGCTTGCTTCATTACCATTACCCATTCTATTTGCATAGATAACATTTGCTATCTTTTCTGGTTTACGCTGATATGCTTCTGCTTTGGTGCTATCAGGGAAATATTTTTTGAATATTCCCATTAACCCCTTAGCACTGTAATTTAGGTTTTCATTTACTACCCTAAATCCACCACTTTCATGTCCACATTGTGATAAGAAGTGAGCTAACTTTAGTGGTGTATCAATTTTAAATTTGGTCATAACGTCAGGTATCTGAGCTATAACTGTATCAGGAACGTGTCCTTTTAGTTTGTTTAAGTCCATTTTTATTTATTTAAAAATCTTTATTTAATCCACATGAAAAGCTGTGAGATGTTGTTCCAAAAGCGCTCTGAGCTCCATATGTTATGATTATTGAGTTAGTTTCTGATAATTTGATATTATAGTTTAAATCATATTCTAATGTAATGTCATTGTAGTTGTAAAAATATCCAGCACATAATGTAATTGAGAAATTAGATGTTAATATTGGTAATCCAACTACAAAATGTGTATATACATCTTTAGGATCTAATGAATATAAACCTGTTCTCAATCCAACTGATATGCCATTATTTAGATATTTCCCAACTTCAAAACACCCACTAATTAAATGTTTAGTATCTGATAGTGGTACATCGAATGCTACGCTAGGTCCAATATAAGTATAGTACTTTTGAGAATATGCTACTGAGCTTATTAATAGTAATATAGCTAATATTATTTTTTTCATTTCTTCTTTTTGATTGGTTTTTTCTTTGATGCTGGTTTCTTTTTAGTTGCTGATTTTTTAACAGGAGCTGCACTCTTCTTATCTCTAATGGCTGAGTACACAATTGATCCTGCTAACATTACCGCTAGTGCTAATGCACCTATCATAAAATTATCAAACGTAGATATTAAAGATAACATTTTAACTGTTTCCTCTTGTCCAACTCTAGTTTGTAAATCTGTTAGCCAGTTTACTTTGTCCGTTATTGATGGCAGATGTTCTTTAATTTTACTCTGTTCTAATAGTTTCTGAGCTCCCGCCTTGTCAGTTTCAGCTAAACTGAAGACAGCATCTAATTTCTTATCAACTTCAACCATCTCCTTGTCAGCTAAATGAGCAACTGAGTCTTCATCCGCTACTAAGTATGTAGCAAGGTATGCCTTCCATTCCTTATCCGTTCTTTCTCTTGCTTCCAATATATCACTCTTATGAGCAAGTAGTGTATCTATATTAACAATACTAACTGAGAAAGCACTTTCTATATAGGTTCCGTAATAATCAAATCTATGTGATAAGAGTGGACCTGGTTTTAATCTATCTTCTAATATTGTAGTTGCAGATGCATGTATTCTTCCATCAACATATTTTCCAAAAGATGCTACAGCTATAATAATTGCTGTAAGAATAATCATTATTGTTGAACTTTTCATATTAACCTCTTTTTGTTTTTGGTTTTACTTTTGCTTTCTTAGTGGGTGGAGCACCACCTGTTTTTATATTCTTCATAAACTCTGCTGGGTTATTAGCAAAGTTAGTTGATATTTTAATTATACCTGTTAGCAGCTCTGGTGAGTTTAGTCCTACTAAACCATACGCCAACGCTTTATACATTGATGCTACTTCAAATTGCTCTAATATAAACCAAGCAATTAAAGAGGCAATCATTGAAGCTGCTATATTACTAATAATTTGTCCTGGAGTTTTATCTTCAGGGTTCTTACTTGTAGCAAGCCTAGCTATCATTCCTGCTGCTCCAATAAGTAGTACAATCCACCCTCCACTAAAAAATAAAGGGATAAATTTACTTAAACTATCCATTTTAGATTAATTTAAAAATTAATCACAACCTTATCACTAACCTATTTATTCTTCAGTTTTATTTTCTGTTTTCTTGTGAGTGAATTTATCTAAAGTATCAGCTCCCATTCCTATTGCTGTAACTATCATTACAGCATTAACCAATTCAGCTGATGGTTTAAAGTGTTCTTCACTAAAACTATTCGCAGCCATTGTACCACAAAGAAATATTGCTCCTATAAGCGCTACTACTGGTTTGATTGATGTTGATCCCCTCTCATCTTTGAAGAGGTCAATGATCCATTGTTTGAAATCCATAGTTATTAGTTTTTATCTTTGAATAATCCACATTTAATACATTCTTCATCACCATCATGATCTACATCACCCCATTCATGTTCACATTGTCTATGAGAATGATATTCAAATTCTAGTTCTTCCATCTTCTGTTCGTGCTCTTGTTGATCAACTTCCATTGATTGTCTATGTTCTTGTTCATCCTTAGCCATGTCGTAGTTTTGTTTATTTTCAACTACTGCTAATTCTCTAGCTGCTTGAGCACCTGCTACGAACGCATCTGGTATTAATGGTGTGGATGGTTTGTTTGTTTCCTTCATGTCATTAGTATGTGACATTGAAACACCATCCTCTTCATCCATTTTCTGAACTAACATTTTATCCTTATCAGTATCACTGAACCAGTAGTCAATGATCTTACCATAAGATCCAATAAAAGCACCTAATAATAACATTAGTAATTCTTTCCAGGCTGCAGCCATTGGAGTTTGTAGAGTTATTGCTGCAAATATACCTGCAATGATTAATACAAATCCTCCTAAAACCATGGCGGTAATATACCACCTTCTTTTCATCATTGCATTTAATAGATCTTTGAAACCTGTTGACTGATTATTGCTCATAAATTTATTTTCTTAGTCGTAAAAAATTTAATAAAAAAAGGCTGCATGAGCTAACATGCAACCTTATTTATTTACTATAAATATCGTAAATATGACTTAAAAAACCTAAAATTTAGAATTTATAAACAACACCAAATTTTGCTGTAGCAAATGGATTTTCAACTCCTGAGAATCCAATAGTTGTTGTGTATTTACCATCTGCACTTTCATAGCTAATTAAATCTGCAACGTGCATTGTAAGAGCCCACTTTGAATTAATGAGGTAGTTAGCTCCTAATCCCAAATTTGCATTAAATTCAGTTGTTTTAACATCAGCTACTGTAGATGTTTCATTCAGTAGTGTAACTTGTGAAAATACATCACAGCTTTTTCCTACTTTCATAAAATCACATCTTCCAAATACACCAACATTTACAGTCTTAGTATCTCCCGCTTTTCCAATTTCACCAGTAATACCAACAGATACTTTTGGTGTTACATAGTAACCTAATGTTGGACTAACTGCATAAGTTGCTTCAACATCAGTTGATTTTGAATAAGATACTGTTCCTGTTACGAATTTTGTGCTCTTTTGAGCAATTGTTGTTAGTGAGGCTAAACATACGATAGCCGCTAACAAAAATACTTGTTTTTTCATTTGTTTGTTTTTTTGTTAAAAATAGGGATTTGTCTACTAAAACTATTTTATATCAATCCCGTAAATATAAAATAATTATCGCGTGGAGATGCGCGGGATCGAACCGCGGTCTCCGAAAGTAAGAACAACATTAGCGTCTCACATGCTTAGATCTGCAAGCTGATCAGTAAAAGGCTAGCCGGTTATGGCTGGCTCCACCATCTAATTTTACGAAATTAGAAAAACTAAAGTATGCTGTTCTGTTGCAAGGCTATCAGCTGCCCCGGTTGATTAGGCTGCTACAGCGTAATCAGCTCCGATGAAACTCATCATATCATCGAAGGTCCAATCTGATAATTCAGTATTGTCGTTTATTTGTTTGTTCCGATATTAAAGAGGCTTGAGAACCATTCCTCTGCATGTAATGCTGCACTTCCCATTCGGATCAAGTGCCAAATCATCCCCGTATATTAAAGAGTTTAAAAGTTACCATTCTTTGACTAGTTTTTTAGTCTTTTAAAGTTTGTTTTTTTGTTGTGGTTGACAGTGTTTTGTCAATTCTGGAATCTGTATAGGCTTGAAGTTCTCGTCTAAGATTATCAGTAATCTCATCAAATCTTCTTCGAGTTTCATTAAGTTCACTATAAAAATCTCGTTCAATATCTGAGATACGTTTGTGAGTAAATTCTATTTCTTTTGAAGATGCTCTATCAAGCTCTTCATGTCTTTTGTTTAGTTTAATCACCTTCACCATACCTACAACAATTACCGCTATCATAGCAACAGCAATCATCGCAAGCATACCAAAAGCAAATGCTAATTGTGTATTCATGTTTTATTTCTCCTTATATGTCAAAGAACGGTAACTTATTGTTGCGGCGGTTGGATTCGAACCAACGACCTCTAGGTTATGAGCCTAGCGAGCTACCTCTGCTCTACGCCACTATATGTACAGGAGAGAGGGCTTGCACCTCCACGGGAAGATTACTCTAATTCCCTACCAGCACAAAATCTGGTATACGTCTAACGCTTGACTAATTTCCGGTATTTGTCAATTCCGCCACTCCTGTGTGCTAATTACTTAGCTGCTTTAGTAGTGTCAACTGTTTTAGTTGTGTCTACTGCTTTAGTCGTATCTACTGCTTTAACTGTAGTGTCAGCTGCAACTACTGTAGAATCTACTGTAGAAGTTGAGGTTTCTGTACTGTTTCCACAACTAGCCAATAATACTGTAACTGCTGTGATTGCGAATAATTTTTTCATGTTTTTTTGTTTTGTTTTTAATTAATTTGTTTATTGTTTAATAAATATACAACTATTATTCTAAATGGTTAAATTTATTTTTTAAGTGATTATATATTTTTTATGTTTATATGACACTAGAAACTTATAAGTTTGGTTGTTCTGCCCAGTATCTCTCTTCCATTTCCTCTGTCCAACCATCTTCAAAGTACTCTCTCATTTCTGTATACACTGTTTTATTAGTGTCTTCAAATCTGCTTTTATCAAAGCAAGTATAACCTTCTGGTGGACATTCTTCTTCTAATAAGAAGTGACCATTTTCTGTAATGTGATATATGGTATACTCTTTACCTTCTATGAGTGCTTCTCCAGCCCCTCTAATACATCTAACAATTGATCCTACTTTAATCATAATCTTTATTTTTTGTTTGTTAATAAATCGTAGTGTCTTGGATAAATATGCAAGTTTGTGATAAACCAATGCATATTACCTACAGGATAGCCTATTTTTTCTGAAACGGACTCCATAAGTTTTGCAAAAGTGTATTGATCATTACAGAAACCGTAAACTAAATCTATGCTTCTTGCAAAAACTGTTAGCTCTAACCTATTGTCTTTTATATAAAAATTCAATACATCATTGCAAGGGGTATCATACTTATATCTATCTAATTCATTTATATCATAGTGCATTATTATTGCTCTACGTGTTTCTTTATTTTGTTTTAGATCTTCTATAACTCTTTCTAATTGATCATTATAATTCCAAAAATAACCATAATTAGAATTCACTTCTGTAGTACCAGGAACCATCATTTGTTTCCATATTTTGGCTTTTTCTGATATTTCAGAAGCATCCCTATTACCTGATTTATACCAGTTCCATTCAAAATCAGCGTATTCTGAATTAAATTTTCTTTGTGGAGTTGTGACTATTTTATATTGTACATTTTTTAAAGTAAATGCTGTATTAAAAATAGCTTTTGTTCCAGCAAACTCTTCTCCTGTTAACATTATATTTTTATATAATGATTCAAAAGCGTGAGTAGCATTATTAAATTCTTCATTATGAAGTGCTTTGTTCATATTTTTCTACTTTTATAAACTGTTTTAAAAAATCTATTCCCGTCTTATCTCTATATTCCTCTAAATATACAACTCTTTTTATTTCTGATTGCAAAATAAGTTTACAGCAGTCAATACATGGAGATAGAGTTAAATACAAAGTGCTGCCTTTCATAGACTGGCCAGATTTTGCAGCTTTTAAAATAGCATTTGATTCTCCATGAATAGTATATGGAAATGTAATATTATTCTCATCTTCGCAACAATTGTCCATTCCTTTTGGAGTTCCATTGAAACCAAATGATATTATGTTACCATCTAATACTATTACGGCTCCTACTTTAGATCTTTGACAATATGATAGAGTTGATACTTCTTTGGCTATATTAATAAAAACTTTATCATGTTTAGATTGTTTAGACAAGTCCTGTACTTCCAAACCCTCCAGATCCACGTTCTGATTCTCTTTTTTCAAATTCATGTACTAATTCTACGTTTTGATAATTTACTGGTATTAATATAAACTGTGTTAATTTCATTCCAGGTTCAATTTCTGTAATTTTATTTTGTGAGGTATTATAAAGATGTAAATGAATCTCTCCTTCATAATCTTCATCAACTACGCATGCTCCAACTGCCAATCTACTTTTTGTTGCAATACCAGATTTGTTAAATGCAATTAATGCATGACCTTCAGGCACTTGAACTTTTACTCCAGACGGAATTAAAATAGATTCTCCAGGGAATAAAGATATTTTTTCAAAATCATTTGGCACAAAAAAATCAATACCTGCACTTTTAGATGTGCCTCTACTTGGTGGTTTTACGTCTCTTACTAACTTTGTCTTCATTAACTTCTATTTTTGAATTTTCGTAATCATTTAATGCTGCCATATAAGCAACGCAGTCTAATAAATTATCTTCTTTATGATTATAAGCTTGTCTAGATAGTTTTAAAGCTATCATGCAATTATACATGTCTGTTGCAGTTATTTCTTTTCTTGATAATAAAGATGCGAGTCTTGCTGCCTCTTGCATACCTTCTTGCATTGGACCGTATTGTCTAGCTTTTTCCTCAGATCGATGATAAATTATTTCATTTGCTTTTTCTAAGATGTTCATAACTTTATTAATTTTGATCTAAAAAATCTTTGATTTCTCTTTCTATTTTTTTAATTTTTGATACTTGAACGTCAAATACCATTTTTAATACTCCTAATGCTAATAACACTAGAAATGTAGTTGCTACTATTTGTGCCATATTATTTGTAATTTAATAAATTTATTTTGAATATTTTTCAATATCTCTAAAGTCTCTCCACTCTCTTTGAGAATCTACATCACTTGGTTTTAAAGTGGGTTTTGGTGTTGATTTTGCAACATTCCAAAAATAGTCTCCCTCTTTTCCAAATTTTTTCATTAGTTCCCATCCTTTGGCATCGTAAGTTTTAATGCAATCAAAAGGAATGTCCATCTTAGTTGGTTTTAAGAATGGTTTATCATAACTATAAAATTTAGCCCTTCCCAACTCTCCCTCTTGCACATTTCTTGCTACCGCTACAGCATTAAATTCAGTATCTGGTAATGCTATTTGTAAAGTTCTTGATAAGACTCCTGTTGAAAATACTGACCACATTGTTTTAATTCCTAAGTCTTTTAGAGTATCATGCATAATTCTAACACCTCCTGCAACTACCATTTCTGTTTTAAGTCCAAATGGCAAGTATTTAGCTCCAATAGTTTTAGCAAACCTTTCTGCATAGATATTTGCAGTAGGCATTGCAGCTATTTTCACAAATATAGGAGTTGCTCCTCTTTCAATTGCAAGTAATTGGTGCTCACTTGCTTCTTTTGAAGCTGGCATTAGTAAATATAATTTTTTATTATATTTTTCTGCTAGATAGCAAAGACTAAGTGGAGCCATTCCTGTTCTAGGAGCAACATAAACTAACGCATCTTCTTTTACTTGGGAGATAAAAAAGTCTGCCATTTTTGCTTTTGTTCCAGCTTCAAACTCACCATCATCTATTA